CAGCAGTATTCTAGGTCTAGCTCATTGATAACGTAAACGGTGAAAGCCCCACGTGTCCGCCATGAGTGCGGACGCCGGTTCTATACGATGTTGCTTTTGCATCATCTCTGGAACTTTGTCTTGTCTTGTTATATGTTTTCTTGTCTTTTGTTTAAATGTTAGTCTTTGTCTAGTCTAATCCTTATTGGTAGGATCGTTGACATTTTCATGCTTTGACTAATCATTAATGTTTGTTTATTTGTGTTTACTTACTTGTCTTGTCTTCTTTGTTTTGTGACTTTTGTGTTGTGTTTCTTAAATCTACTTCTTCTTACTTATTGATAAGCATATCTATTTATTTTCTAGCAATAATGATAATAACACTGATAATTTCTTTGCAACTGGGATTGCGGGGGACACGACTTTTTAGTCGTGCCCCCCTCCCTTTCCCAGTTGCACTTTTCTTTTCTCTTTTTGTGTTTAATGGTTAAGCTTAATTTAATAACAAGGAATCCCCGAGGCTTGACATCCTCATAGATTCATTTAGGGTTGTATGAGATCTTCGTTTTCTTTTTAAGTTTGCGTGTATAGACGAATGCCGTTAGGATTCGTTGCCCTTACAAGCTAATAATAAATTATCACATCATTTGTTTGGTGTGCCATTTGCGCTTGGATGTATTACAGTTCTTGAATTGATTACTTTGATCTTTGCCACGCCCGTCATTAGTGGTATGATGCAGATTCAAACCTGTGTCCGAAACATCTTCGGGTGATAGTAAACCCCTGTAGGACCCCATGGTCTGAAAGATACCCCCCCCACCCATGACTTTGAAATTTAATTCCCCTTTGATTTTGGTTTTTGTGTTTGTGTGTGTCTTTGGTTTTTCCCAAGCAGGTGTTTTGTTTGGTCCCCCTCCACAACCGGAGTTGTTTATTTATCCCATGGCTAACGTTCCAGTTTTTCTTTTGAACGCTACCCCTTCAACTTTTGTTGTCCCACCTCCTCCTGTGTGTCCCGTTAGGTTTTTTAATGGTTCGCACATTTTTTGTGAGCACTTTCAACCTCAAGATTTTCCCGATGTTGAACTTCCCAGTGTTTTTTCCGCCAAGTACAGTCCTCGTCGTACAGGGGACAGTTTTGTTACGGAAATTAATCACAATGTTCCAATTTTGGTTTTCTTATGGATAATCGTTATTTATTCTGGTTATAACACTGCCAACATTATCTGTAAAAGATACTCTTTTAAACTGATGCCCTTCATTATCTTCTCTGCATTATTTTTGGAGTTTATAGTTCTTGCTTTTTATGCTAGTGCTTTGTTCGTGTCCCACTTGTGGGATCATGGACATAATACTATGCTGTTTTTCTTTTGCCAGTTCGATTTTAGCCCGATGATGTATACTTTGATATTTTATCTCATAATCATGGGCCATGGATTTGATGCATTGACGTTCATTCTTCGCGATTTATTTTCTATGATTTACTATCCATTGGCTCTTTTAGTTGTGACGCTGCCCTATTTGATTTTCCAACCATTCTTTGTGTCGAGATTCATACAGGTGCAGGTTGAGAGCCAGGGACGCGAGTGTCATCGAACCACTTATTTTCATCAAGTGTGTTATCGAGGAACCCCTGATGGCCGCAAGTATTTCATACAAGTGCGTGGCGACGACCGTGTAGTTATTTTTACCGGTCCGTTGTGCGATACATTGCAGGAGGCCTTGCGTTCTGCTGATAATATAGATTTCGTTTATGAGCAGGCTGACAGTGATTTTGTTCAGCTGTCTAACCTACTTCATGATGGAACCTTTTTTGATCATCTTTGCTGCCTGAAGAACATTGTTGTTGTCACATGCATCTTTTACAATTTGTATCGAATTAAGGCCCCATTGTCCTGTTACATTTTGCAGTTGACACGTGAGGCTGAGAATTTCATCAAGTTTGGCAAATACATCGTCCCAATAATATCTCAACTTGCTCCGAACATTGAGCGCGATGTCGATGATTATTATGGAGCCGATACCGAACTCTGGGAGCCGCCCCCTGAATGGACTCGTTGGACCCCACTATCTTGTAAACCACCTGATAGTGATACTCCCCCTGCCCATCTTCCTGAACATGTTCGGGTGTCGCCCCAGGCGATTGAGCTCGAGAGTATTAATACTCGAGTTTTTTCCAGTTTTGCAGTTCTATGTGCTTTTGTCTATTCTTGCTCCACGCTCCCAAACCTAGATCCTCAGATGTTGTTTTCGCGATTTTATCATGTGCGTTCCCAATTGACTGATGGTCCTTTCACTTCTGGTTTTGAATTAGTTAAGACTTTGATACGAGCACTGCGTGTGGTGATGAATGAGATACTTCACTGCTGTAATAGTGGATCTTTTACGTCACTGTTCTTTTCGCAATCTGATTTTTGGAGTCTCTACTCTGACGTGATAACATGTTTTCGACACATTCATGAATATGGAGATTGTGAAATTCCACATTTGCCTATTAAGACGTTTGCTGCTTTTGAGTCTTCGTTGACTAGATTGATTTCTGATGCTAAGCGGCTTTCTCGTGATGGTAGTTCTCAGTCCTTGGCGATTAAGGCTAAGTTGCCCGAGTTGCTAGAAATTGAGATCACTATTCGCGGGAATGAGTTTCGAAATCGGATGCGTCGGTCCCCTTTTTGCATTTTGTTTTATGGACCATCATCCATTGGCAAGTCCACAGCTAGCGAATTGATGTATACGCTGGTAGGGAAATATTACGGCTTGGATACTGCTCCAGGATACAAGTTCGTGTGGAATGGTTCGTCAAAATACTATGATGGTGTTCGCTCTGATCAATGGTGTATGATGATTGATGATGCTGCTCGTGAGAGCGGTCCCATGATTTCGCCAGAGACCAACACGACTAAACCCTTCATAGATGTTTTGAATAACGTTCCCTTCTTTCCCAATATGGCTGATGTTACTGAGAAAGGTAAGATTGATTTTCGGCCTAAGTTGTTGCTCGCCACGACTAATAATAAGGACTTGAATGCACATATTACACATTCCTGTCCTTCTGCTTTAGCACGTCGCGTTGATTGGTATGTTCGAGTTGAGCCGTGTAATTCGTTTCGCACAGGTGATCAACTAAATGCTGCAGCTGCTAGTGAGCACATTTCCACTGGTCGAGAGATTGGTGAGATTTGGCGATGGACGATAACAAAACCCGTCATAGTGCGGAATGATGCAAATCCTGTTCGTGGTGATACCGTTCGATTTGAAGCTGTTCGACCTGCCAATTGCACTTATTCTGAAATGTGCGAGGCTTTGGTTGAGGCGCTTGAGAAACATGACAGCATACAGAGCTCTGTGGTTCAAACTGTCATTAACCTTGGCAAGACCCACGAGTACTGTAAGCGTTGTCGTCGTTTCGGACCCCACGAATGTGTTCCCCCACCTTCAGCTGCTGTAGTGCCTCAATCACTTGAGCATCTTAAACGGTGCTATCGAAGTCTGCATCACGCGATTATTGCGAGGATTGGAGAGATCCGGCGGTTTTCTTGTGGTGCTTATGTTCCCATGTGCGATATCGCTTGTTCTACATGTTTATTCCTTGGCAATTGTGTGCGCCGCATGTCGTATTGTCTAGAATTTTTCTTTTCTCGCGGTTTGCTTTATTCGTTGTTGCCCCATCTTCCGGCTTTTGTTTGTGTTGCATTGGTGTCATTTGCTTTTCTTTTTGAATCTCGCTTGTGTTTTCTTTTTAGTTTGGCAATTTCTTATCAGATTATTTTGCTTAAACAAAAGATACTTGATGTTCTAGTTTCGATGCTTTTTCAGGTAGGACAGACATACATCTTGCGGATTTCACGATGTCAATTTCCGGTATTATCCGAAGTTGCGCGCGATTTAGTTGTGCTTCGCACACGTAATTATGTCCGATGGATGTTGTTTGTTCTGTCTTTAGCCACCACATCATACGTCTTGCTGTCTGTTTTGCATACCTCAATTGGCCGTCAGGGCAATATTTTGGATACCAAATCTGAAGATATGCCCCACAAGCCTAAGGTTGGTTCATGGTGGAGCAATGCTTTTGCCCCCGTTGTTTCCTCAGTTAGTAATGCAAGTAGATCGGCTCCGATTTCCACTGAGAATGCGCCTCAGGTGGCGCGAAAAGTTCAGAAGAATGTCCTGGTTGTCGAAGTTGAACATGCAAGCAAGTTTTCTCGCGCCCATTGTCTGGCTGTTTGTAATGAATTTGCTATTATTAATAAGCATATTCTTTATGACAAGTCTGGACAGTTGGGGCAGAAAGTTACTTTCTTTGGCACTCATAATGATGATTCTTCGCCGTTGATTCGACTTGGTGAGACTGTTTTGGAACCTAAGATACTTTTCCAGCTAGCTGATGACCTTATTTTGGTGAAAACCACTAGTTATTTGAACCGCGGAAAAATAGTTGATTTGTTCGCTAACAGAGATTTCTGCTCAATTTCTAGTGGCTTCCGTTATACATATGCAGGAGATCTTTCTCCAGGTTCGCTAGTGTCTCGTTTTGTCACTGACATTCCCAGCATGCAACGCTATGATTCATTACATGAAGCTGGTGTTGCTGGATTTTCTGATAACGGTCCTTTTTGGATTTCTCGATTGAGTTCCACGCGTGGTCAGCCAGGAATGTGTGGTTCTCCATATGTTTCTATTTCTGCCCGAGGTACAGTGATCTTAGGTTTGCACGTTGCCGGCTCTAGCTCAACAGCAATTGCCGATGTTTGTGCGCCGGTTTTCCGTTCTGAGTTGTTAGATGGCATTGCTGCGTTGAATGATCGTACGATTTCCGTTTTTAGCCAGGGATTCTCTTATGATGATGTGTCTATCGTCACTAATGCTCCCCGTGCTGTTAAGGATATCAAGATCAAAAGGTTGCACACCCACTCAATTTTGCGAAGTTGTACTACAGGTCTTATTCGGCCTTTGGGTTCGAGCTCGTATCGAGGTACCCCACGCCAGAGTAAGGTGGTCAAGCATCCTAGCTACTGTTTTTGGCATGCACATGGTGTGGTGTCTGAAAAGGTAGCTCCTGTTTTTGATCGTCGACCGTGGAAAATTGCATTGGAAGAGTTTGAAAAATCCCAATGTCTATTTTCCCAGTCAACTATGTCAAGGTGCGCCAATCATTTCCTGTCTGGAATATTGACACGATTGGACGCCTCATGTAAGGATTGGAAGCGCCAGTTGGGTTCTTTGTCCATTCACGAGGTTTCTAATGGCATAGATGATATGCAATATGTTGACCATATCAACTACCATACTAGTATGGGATTTCCTTGGTATCGGCCTAAATCCGATTTCTTTTCCAAAGGAGTGGTCCCAGACTTTATGTTGGATTGTGTTCAGCGTATTTTCGATTGTTATGCACAAAAAGCCCGAGCTTTCCCCGTTTTCTGTGGACATCTTAAAGATGAACCCTTATCTTTAGAGAAAGCAGAGAAAGGCAAAGTTAGGGTTTTTGTTGGCTCGCCTGTTGATTTCACTCTTGCAGTTCGCATGCGTTTTGCTTCCTTCTGCGGATTGTATCAACATAACCGTTTTATTTTTGAATCGGCCCTTTCAATTGCTGCCCAAGGCCAGCACTGGCTCCAGCTATATAAGTATTTGACTAGAGACGGTGCCCGTGTTTTTGGTGGTGATTATAAATTCTATGATAAGGGGATGCATGAATACATTACCCGTCTCGCTTTCCATATTGTGATCATGATTTGTGAACACTCCGGACGTTATTCAGCTGATGAGTTGAATGACATGCGTGGTATGTGCGAAGACACTTGCAACCCCATTGTTGAATTTAATGGTGATTTTGGCATGTTTTTTGTTGGTAATCCCTCCGGTCATCCTTTGACCACTATCATTAATTGCATTGCTAATTGCCTTTACATTCGCTATGTTTATGTTACTAGTGGACATGATCTTGATACATTTGACGAGAATATATCGCTAATAACATATGGCGATGATAATCTTGTCGGTGTTCGGAACATCGACACTTTTAATCACACAGTTGTTGAAAAGCAACTGCGTGAGATTGGCATTGTTTATACGATGCCTGATAAACGTAGTGATAGTACCCCTTTCCTTGAGTTTGATCAGATCGAGTTTTTGGGTCGTGGCTTTGTTCAGGACATCATCAATGGCACAGAGGTTATGTTGGCTCCATTACGTATGGAGTCGATTTTCAAGATCTTGTGCTATAGTAGATCGTCCGACCAGACTGCTTACGATTTGTTGTGTATGTCTTTTATCACAGCTTTGAATGAGCTAGCTTTCCACGGCCAAACTATATTTGACCATTATCGAAATTTGATGCAGGAATATCTCGAGGCGAACGGGATTACAATGAAGCTTCACAACCGTGAATATTATTTGAGGATCTTCTTCCCCGAGCTCTTTCCAGCCCTTGAGTGTAGTTACTTATCCGGGATATCAACACTACCGGAGATAGGATACTCATTGATCGCTGTAGATTTACAGAGCGCTGATAGCGTAGCGTTGAGACCGAGATCATGTGCTTGGGTTGCCATGATTGCTCCACTGCCTGCCGCAAAATTCTTTTCTTTTTCGACTGCCGCCGATCAGAAGGTTAGTATTGATACTACACTTGATGAGACGGCGAAGGGTGCCGATGATCAAATTGGATCATTGGATACTATTCTGAATCGCAAGATACTTATCCAAAGTTACGCAATAACTGAGGGTGGTACCTTGAACACATCTTTCCGTCCTTGGCGGTTGTACTTGACCAATTCTAACATTGTCAATAAGCTTCGCGGATTTTCCAAACTGCGAGCTAATCTCAAATTGACGTTTGTTATTAATGCTTCGCCATTTCATTATGGTGCTTTTTGTTTTTCGTACAAACCCCAAGTATGGGAGAATGAAGACTTGTCGACCGCTGGAACTCCATCTGGCGTCATTCGTTATGAGTTTCGTGATTATTCTGGAGGCTGTGTAGATAACAATACTATGGCCACGAATGCAATTGCCAAATGGAGCGCACTCATGCAGCGTCCTCATGTGATGTTATATCCACAAGAGAGTACGCAAGCTGAGATGATCGTCCCATTCATTCATACAAATAACACTTTACATTCCTTATCGTCAGGCGTTGACTTTGCTTTCACCTCTGGGAGATTGGGAAAAATTGATTGTTTTTCTCTGATGCCCTTAACATCCGCGTCAGCCCCATCTGTCCAGAGTGTGTCGATTGACGTTTTTGCTGAATTAGTACATCCAGAACTTGATGGTGCTACTTTGAACCGTCAGGCTCTTGATGAATACAGTGAACAACGCCCAATTTCTTCTACTGCATCTGCGGTCGCGAAGGCTGCTGGAGCATTGTCCACAATACCTATTATTGGACCATATGCCCTGGCCACCTCGTGGGCTGCAGAAACCGTATCGCGCATTGCTGCGTGGTTTGGCTTTACCAACACAATTAACATAGGCCCAATTGTCCCAAATAGGATCGTTAAAGCGACTAGGTGGGCTGATACTGAAGCACATGTGCCTATTGCAAAGTTAGGTTTGGACCCACGTAATGAGCTGTCTATTGATAACTCCATTTGTGGTGCTCCGCGGAGTGATGATATGGTGATTTCATCAATCTGTGCTAAGCCGTACACCGCTTTAGTGTCCAATTGGACCACAGCCGACAGTGTCGGCCAGAAGTTGATTACTGGGATAGTCACCCCTGCGCACCTCCAAGCGTCTGCCTTTGTCCCTAGTGCGACAGAGGTGGTGCTAACTGGTGTCACCGGAACGGAGACTATCGAATTTTCTCCTGCTGCTTGGATCGCGCAGTGTTTTAATCACTGGCGTGGGGACATGGTTGTTGATTTCACCATCCTCGCAAGCAAGTTTCATCGTGGGAAGCTTCGATTTGTCTACGATCCTGTTGGCATATATGCAAATTTCGCTGAGAGTTTCGTTTTGTCACGAGTTTTTGATATCGGAGAGGAAAAACATTTTTCTGTTACCATTCCGTATCAAGGCTTTCGACCTTATCTCAATACCCTGCAGTATCAGAATTCTTTGAATCCTGATTTGATTATCGCGTCACGAGGTAACGTTAGTACAGCAGGCGCCGTTGATTTGTCCACCTTTGCCGGTGCTTTCACTGTGCAGGTTATGACGGAGTTGTCAGGACCCTTGGACAAGGACGTTTCAATAATTACCCGTATTCGATGGAAGAACATTGAATTTATGAGCCCGCGAAATCCTTATCAGTATACAAATTTGAATTTTACTGCTACATCTTTGAATATTTGGAATCTTCCGCCAATAGTTGCGCAGCGGCAAGGATTAGAGACTGAAACTGACGCTGCTGAGGTGCCAGTCGGGCCTAGTGAGGATAACAAGTTGGCATTGGTATGTGGAGGAGAGACGTGCAAGAGTCTTCGTCAGTTATGCCATCGTTGGGGCCAGCATCAAGTTAGTACTTTTTCCGATACTAGCTACAACAATGGTGTCACTTATTATGCTTTCATGATGAAGCGGTTTCCCTCCTTCCCTGGTCGCGCAAGTGATGGACGTTCTGTAGTTAACACCACAGTGCCATATACCTATGGCAGCGGCACTTTCCTTAATTGGGTTGTGCCAGCGTTTGTCGGATGGCGTGGTGGTATTATGCATCGAGTTAACCCCACCGTCTTTTCTGCGCCAGGTTTGACTGGTGCAGTTGTGCCAATGAAAGTTGATTGTAGCGGTATTGCCCGTACTCGTGAGACCTTTAACACGGCCTCTTACAGTACCAGCCTATCGACCGGCTCCTCTATTTCGGCGATTGCAAATAATGTCTCTCACGTACCAGCTAGTGGATTGCTCAACAATGGAGCTGAATTGAGCCTTGATTCTATTCAGAGCTTGGAAGCCGTTGTGCCAGATTATCAGCCGACTCGCTTTCGTTCAGCAAACCAATATGTTATGTCAGTATTGAACAACATCATCCCAGCAGGTTATGGCACTACTTGGGAGTTGAGCGATTACACTGAAATGTTTGTTGACAATCTTATGGTTGTATATCGTACTATGATCAATGGTATCGTTCCTGGCGGTACATATTCCCCCGCAATTCGCATCGTCCATGAATCTTATGCTGCCGGTGCAAGTGACTTCAATGCATTCATGTTCCTCAATGTGCCTAGTTTTTATTGTTCTAGCGCAAATCCGACCCCTTAAACAATATCTATTGGGGAGGGTGCGTGGCACCCGCTCCAGACTTAATCCGTATTAAGCTCTGGAGCTAAGCTCCAC